CAGCCAAAAACTGCCTCCTTTTTTATGTCTACTATATTTTAGTTATTTTTGTAAAAATATCGGTTTATGCAAATTATAAGGGATGTCACAACCACAGTAGAACCAGCTTCGGAACCAATAACATTGGCTGAAGCTAAGAACTATCTAAAGGTTGACTTTGATGATGATAACGACTTAATTACTTCTTTAATAGTTGCAGCAAGGGTTAGATTAGAGAAATATGCTGGTGTGGCTATGACAGCTCGTACTTTACAAGTTGTAGCTTATGTGGATGAGTTTATAGAACTTCCATACGCACCACTTAACAATATCACTAAGGTTGAATATTGGGATAATAATGCCTGGGAAGAAATTACTATACCAGAGTATAATGTTTTAGGCACGACTTACAAAAAAGTATATATGAATGCCGTTACTCACATGGAGTTTAGGTTTACCTATACTTGTGGTTATGCAACTACCCCTGCAGTAATGAAAACAGCCTTATACAAGATTCTTGCTGATTTATATGATTACAGAGAATCTTCTGTAGAAGATAGTAAGCCAAATGCTAACATAGCATCTGCATACGAATTAATGAAGCCTTTTAAACGAGTAAGCATAATATTATAATGATAAGTAACTTAAAAAATAGGATTACTTTTCAATCTAAGACTTCACAGTCAGATGGAGCTGGTGGTCAAATCTTAACAGATGTAGACTACTATACTTGCTGGGCTGAGATATTTAGAGAGAATCAAAATAAAACAAACATAGCTGGTAAAGACTCTTTGTCAGATACTATTGTTTTTAGGATTAGAGATGCTAATAGTATCTCTATTTCTAATGACCTTACTATTAATTATGATGGCAATATCTACTTGATTAGCAGTATAATAGATGAATTTGACAAAAATAATTATCTAAGAATTAGCTGTGCTACATTAAAAAGAGTTGACACTTGGGATAGCAATAGTGAATTTTGGGAGAATATTAGTAAAACTTGGGAAACTGTATAATGTCATTTTCAATAGATAAAAGCAATAGTGTAAATATCCTATCGAAAAGGCTAAAAGCGGCACCCGATGTAATTACAAGAAAGGTTCAAGAAATAATTAACCAAAGTGTACTAAACATCGAAAATAACGCAAGGGCTCGTGCTCCTTACGGAGATACTTACAAATTAAAGGGTTCTATTTATAGCATCCCTTATAACATGAGTACGGGAGCAAAGGTTGGTTCAAGTGTATATTACTCTCCTTTTGTTGAGTTTGGAACTGGCAGTTCTTTTCAAATACCATTCTATAGAAACCTAAATATGAATCAACTTGAGGGCTACGCACAAACTTTTAAGCGAAATAAAGGAAATGTAGTAAATTTGCCCCATAGACCATTCTTATTCTTGTCGGCTTCAGAAGAACTATATAAAATGGTTAATCAAATTAAAAAAATTAAAATATAATGGCTACTCTTCAAGGTAAAGCGGTAAAAAATACATATAGACAAGTATTACAAATAGGTGCTAATAATATTGGCGTAAGTAGTACTTTACAAGCAGTTCAAGATGGTGCTGGTGTTAATACTGCCTTGTCATTATCTACTGTAGCTGCTACAATTAATGGTAATTTAACTATTACTGGTGATTTGATTATCACTGGTGGTGGTATTCAAATACAAGATTTAATTGATGATACTGTTGCTAGTTTGATTCAGAATGGTACTGGTATTACATGGGCTTATAATGATACTAATAGAACTTTAACTCCTACTATCACTATTGCAACTGCAGATGGTGGTGTACAAGGTGATTTCTTACAACTTAACACTGGAGCTAATGAAGCAAGTGCTGTTGGTAAGTTAAAGTGGAATACTGCAGATGGAACAATGGATATTGGGTTGATGGGTGGTAATGTAGTGTTACAAGTGGGTCAAGAGCAGGTTGCAAGGGTATTAAACAACTCTGGCACTAATTTTACTGAAGCTGGTTATCAAGCAGTTAAAATTACTTCTGCTCAAGGGCAAAGATTAGCTGTTGGATTAGCACAAGCTAACAACGAGGCTAACTCTAAAGATACTTTAGGTTTAGTTACTGAGAATATATCTAATAACCAAGAAGGTTTTATAACAACTTCTGGATTGGTAAGACAAATTGATACTACTGGAGATATACAAACCGAGGTATGGGTTGATGGTGATACACTTTACTTATCTCCTTCGGTTCCTGGTAGAATTACTAAGGTTAAGCCACTTGCTCCTAATCAAACAGTTATTATGGGTTTTGTGGTTTATGCCCATAAGAACCAAGGTAAGATTTTCGTAAAGGTGGATAACGGTTACGAAATTTCAGAATTACATGATGTAAGAATTACAAGTGTAGCTAATAACAACATATTAAAATATAATTCTTCTTTAGCTGTATGGGAAAATGTAGCTGGTACTACAACCAATATTTCTGAAGGAACGAATTTATACTATACTCAAGCAAGATTTGATTCTGCTTTTGCTGCTAAGACTACAACAAACTTAACTGAGGGAGCAAATCTTTACTTTACAACCGCAAGAGGTGATGCAAACTTTGCAACTAATTTTGCAACTAAAACTACTACCAATTTACCAGAGGGCAGTAACTTATATTATACAAATACAAGAGCAAGACTTGCTTTAGCTGTTACTGCAGGAACTGGTATTGACTACAATAATACTACTGGTGTATTTGCATTGTCTGCTATTCCTAATGCAAGTTTAACAAATAGCTCAATAACTATTAATAGCCAGTCTGTAGCTTTAGGTGCTTCAGTTACTTTGACTACAACTAATATAGCTGAGGGTACTAATTTATATTGGACTGATGCAAGATTCGACACAAGATTTAGTACAAAGACTACTACTGATTTAGCAGAGGGTTCAAACCTTTATTATACTCAAACAAGATTTAATACCGCCTTTACTGCAAAGTCTACAACAGATTTAGCAGAAGGCAGTAATTTATATTATACTGATGCTCGTGCAAGACTTGCATTATCATCATCTGCTACTGGTTTAAGCTATGCTAACAATAGTGGAGTATTTAGCTTAACTGCTGGATACGCTATCCCTACTACAGTTAAATTAGGTCAATACGATATAGCTTACAATCGTTCTATCGTGTCTGCTGCAGTAAGTGGAACTACTACTAAAACATTAACCTTAACAGAACAAGATGCTAACACAATAACAGCTACTTGGACTGACTTAGGTATTACAACAATCAACGGAACTGCTAATCAAATATTAGCTACAACTGCTGGTAATACTACAACTCTTGCATTTACCAATGACGTTACAATGCCAAACAACTTAGTTGTAAGTGGTAACTTAACAATTAATGGTACTGCGACTTATGTAAACACTCAAGCAATATCAGCTAAAGACCCTTTATTTGAGGTTGCAAACGATAACAATACTACAGATGCTGTAGACATAGGATATTATGGAAGATATTACGATACTCCTCAAACTCGTGTAGAGTTTACTGGTTTATTTAGAGATGCTTCTGATGCTGGTAAGTTTAAATTTTTTACTGGCTTAGTAGATGAACCTACTAACGTAGTTAATACTACTGGCGTAGGATATACAGTTGGAACATTAGTTGCTAATTTTGAAGGTAACTTAGCTGGTACCGCAAATGCTGCAAACGCACTTTCTACTGCAAGAACAATAGCTGCAAGTGGTGATGCTGTATGGTCAGTAAGTTTTGATGGTAGTGCAAACGTAACATCTGCTTTAACTTTAGCTAATACTGGAGTTACTGCATCAACTTACGGAACTTCTACTGCTGTGCCTACAATCGCTATTGATGGCAAAGGAAGAATTACAAGTGCTTCTAATACAAATATTACATTCCCAGTTACAACAGTTAACGGATTTGCTGGTACTGTTGTTTTAACAACATCAGATGTTGCAGAAGGTTCTAATCAATATTTTACAACTGTTAGAGCACAATCTGCTATTTCTGGAACTGCACCAATTAGTGTTGCTTCTGGAGTAGTTTCTATTTCTCAATCTGGTACTGCTACAAATGGTTTTTTAAATTCTACAGATTGGAATATATTTAATTCTAAATCTCCTGCTGCTGGTTCTGCAAGTATTACTACTTTAGGAACTATTGCAACTGGTGTTTGGAATGGCACATCAATTAGTGCTCAATACGGTGGAACTGGTCTTAATTCTTATACTGTTGGAGATATTTTATACGCTTCTGGTGCTACTACATTATCTAAATTAGCTGATGTAGCTACTGGAAACGCTTTAATTAGTGGTGGCGTAGGTGTTGCTCCAAGTTGGGGCAAGATAGATTTAACTACTCACATTTCTGGTATTTTACCATTAGCAAATGGTGGTACTGGTTCTGCTACTCAAAACTTTGTTGATTTAACAACAACACAATCAATAGGTGGTGCAAAAACATTTAGTGCAATTACAACTATATCAAATGCAACTGCGTCTAGTTCTACAACAACGGGAGCATTGATAGTTGCAGGAGGTCTTGGTATTGGTGGTGCTTTATTTGGTACAAGTGCTACATTATCTAGTACACTTAGTGCAGGAGTTACAACAATAAATGGTAATGATAGTTCATTAGTAATACAAGCAACTACAGTCAATAAGGGTATTGTTATAGAATATAAAAACTCAGCAGGAACAAGAAG